TCACGCGGGCGGCATGAGGAGATCGGCCCAGATCTGCATCACGCGCCGGCGCGGCCCCAACTGTTTCGATCGATTGTACGCCCCCTCCACCTTCACATTCACCTCGGCGCCCTTCTTCGCGGCGTGGCCCAACGCCCGGTCGATCGTGACGCGCTCGCCCGGATGCCGCTCGTTCAGGATCGTGGAAAAGGTGGCGCGCCAACCGTGCGGCACATGCCGGCCGGCGAAGCCGGCCTTCCGATACAGTGCGCCGATGGCGCTCTCGGCGATCGGCGCGGCGTCGCCGCGGCAGAAGACCAGGACGGGATCGATTGCCAGCGCGCGGACGATCCGCAACACGTCGACCGCTTGGCGCGACAACGGCACGACATGGTCGAACCGGCGGTCGCCCTTTTTCGCCTTCGCCAGCTTCATGCGCGCCGCCGGCACAATCCACGCCGGCACTTGCGGCCCGACCGCTTCCCCGGTCCAGTCGACGTCGTGCAGCTCGTCCCACTGCATCCCGCGCAACGCGCCCAGGCGGACGCCGGTCAGCGCGAGGAAGCGGGACGCCAGCTGAACGATCGCCGGCACGGCGACGGCGGCGGACGCCGCCAGCAGCTCGCGCGCCTCATCGATCGACACCAGGGCAAGCTGCTCGCCGGCGATCGGCGCGGCCGCAAGCGCCTGTTTGACCGACGCCGCCGGGTCAGAATCGCACAGCTCGTTGGCGATCGCGAAGCCGAAGACCTTGGATATGCGCTGGCGCAGCCGCTTCGACGTCTCGATCGCGCCGCGCGCCTCGACGGCGCGCAGCACGTCACGGATGTCCGCGACGCCGATATCGTCGACGTCGATCGCACCGATCGCCGGGAATACGTCGCGCTCAAGACTGGTGATGACGTCGCCGGCGTGGATTTCAGTCCAGCTCGATCGCCAATGCGCGTGCCACGCGCGGGCGACTGCCTCGAACGTCCGGTCGACCTCGGCACGCGCTGCGCGCTCGTCGCGCGGATCTCGCCCAGCGCGCAGCGCGTCGCGCGCAGCAGCTGCTGCCTCGCGCGCCGACGACAGGTCGACGTCGGGAAATTGCCCGATCGTCAGCAGCTGCTCGCGACCCGCGAGGCGGAATCGCACGCGCCACGATTTGAGGCCGGTCGGCGCGACATAGAGGTGGAGGCCCTGCCCGTCGGGCAGCTTATAGGCGCGCGGCTTCGGCCGCGCGGTTCGCACCTGCGCGTTGGTCAGCATGTGATTTCCACCTATCTGTGATGCGCGCGGATGCCCCGCGGTCGGAGGAGTTGAGGATGTCAGGAGAAGCGTCGGATCGAGCCATGGTAGGCTACGCCGAAGGACTGTTGGCCGATGGTCAGGTCGTGATGATCGGCCGCACCGGGTCGGATTTTAAGTACCAGATCAAAGCGATCTCGATCCAGGAGACGGACGGCAGCGTCGTCCGCGCAGAACTGTTCAACGGAAAGGAGCTGTTCCTTGCCCCCGGGCAGCTCGCGTGGATCTTGTCCGACGGGCGCTAAAGGTACTCGAAAGCACGAACGTCACGGCGGACACTCCCTCCGCCGTGGTCGCGTCGAAGGGCGCGGAAAACCGCCAGTTTGCGAACTTACGCAAGCCGGCGATACCCGCGCCGATACCCTCAATTCAGGCCGCGAAACTTAACGCGACCGGTTGCGAATGATCAGCTCGGTCACCCTCTTGCCCGCCCCGGCGGCATGGCCCGACACGGTCCAGGTCGTGGCGACCTCTTCGATGTCGAAGCGGGCGAAGGTGTCCCGAATGAACGGCGTGTCGTTGATCGACACGATGAAACTGCCAGCGATGCCCGCCAGCTGCTCCGCCATTGCTTCATACCGTTCGCGGCTGAACGGCAGGCCGTAGCCGGTCGTCTCGTCATACGGCGGATCGAGATAGAACAGCGCCTCTGGCGAATCGTACCGGCGGATCAATTCGGCATAGTCGAGCTGCTCAATCTTCACCGGCGCGAGGCGGGCGCTCAACAGCTTCAGGTCGGCACGCAGCTTGGCATGATTGAACCGAGCAGCGGTTCTCCGGTCGACACCGAACTTCCGCTTGTCGACGAGGCCGCCAAAGGTGGTGCGCTGCAGGTAGAGAAAACGGACCGCGCGATCGATGTCGGTCAGGGTGGTTGGATCGGTGCGCTTCAGGCGCTCGAATTCTTCCCGGCTCGTGAACAGCAGCTCCAGCTCATCGACGAACGGCCGATAGTGCCGGCGGACGATGCGGAACAGATTGGCGACGTCGCCCGACAGGTCGTTGATCACCTCGACCGGCGCCGGCTTGGCGCGGCGGAGAAAGACCCCGCCCATACCGACGAAAGGCTCGATGTACGCGCGATGCGGAATCGTATCGATGATGGCGCAAAGACGTGCGGCCAAATTGCGCTTGCCGCCCATATACGGTGCGGGCGGGCGAGCGTTGGGTAGATCGGTCAAACTCAGCTTCTTCCTCAATGAGAGGAAGCGCGGGCTAGGCACGCTTCGGTGACCGCTGCCGGATCGGCAGCAGGGCCGCGCCACCATGGCGCGGAATTTCGTTGTCGGTGATGGCCGGGGCCGACTGGCGGCCCCGGCCGGGACGATCAGGCGGGATCAGGCGTCCAGCTGGTGAGCAGTCTTGAGAACTGACCACGCGAGGCTCGCAGCCAAGCTGCATACCCCGTTACCGGCGCCCCGGGTGCGCTCCACCCGATCGGCCATCCCATCGCCATCTCGTAGAAGCGCGGGTTGGAGATCAGGGTGCTGTGCAAGGAGCCGGTCCCAAGCCGGAAACTCACCCGGACCGGGTGCGAAGATGGGACGGTCGTAGCCGTCGGCGTCCAACCGATCGCGCGCATCGCCAGCCAGAGCGACGTCCAGCTCCGCGTCGCTTCGCCGGTCGAGAATTGCCCCCCGCTCCCCGTCGCGCAGTCGAATGGCCCGGTCATCGACAGGCTGCCCTCCTTCAGCACCAGGTCGGGCACGTAGCCGCCATCGGAGGCGGTCGGCGTGGGCCAAGATGAATAGCCGGCGACGCCGGTGGCTTGCGCCTGCTTCTCGCGCTGTGAAGATGCCCGCCTTTGTCGTGTAGCCCATGCCGCGAAGGCAGGCTTCGACGTCGGCGTAGCCCATGGACAGGTGCCCCTCGACGTTTTCGCAGAAGATCCATTCCGGCTCGATTTCGCCGGCGATGCGGGCGACTTCGGGCCATAGGTGACGTGGGTCCCTCTCACCGCCGCGGCGGCCGGCATAGCTGAAGGGCTGGCATGGATAACCGGCAGAGAGGAGATGAACGCGGCCGCGCCAAGGGCGACCGTCGAAGGATCGCAGGTCGTCCCAGACAAGAGCTTCACCCAGGGCCTGGTCCGCCATCCGTGCCACGAGAGTGGCCGCGGCATGGGCTTCCCGCTCGACGTAACCGACAGTGCGATAGCGGGGTTCGGCGATGTGCAGGCCGAGATCGAGGCCGCCATATCCGGCGCAGAGGGAGATACCACGGAAGTCATCGGCTTCAGGTTCGAAACAGGTACGAAGGTCCACATTTCCGCTCCATTCGATCGCTCCGGCGATCGTCGGGCACGTCGGCTAGGCGCGCTGGTGTCGGCGCCGATCGGCACCGAGGGTCGCAACCCTTCGGACCTCCGGACGACAAGGTCCGAAGGTTCGAAGGATGGCGACGGAGCAGTGGGTGTTGGGTGGCCTTCGGGGATACGCTGGGGGGTCGCCTCGGCCGCTCCACCTGGTACCGGGTGGCTAGCCGCGCAGTCCAGGCGGCTGCGCCCTGCGTATTCCCCGAAGGTCTTTTATTCCGCAGGCCACCCGGCATAGCCGGTCGGCCTGGAACCGCGCGCGCGGACCACTCCTGCCGGCTAAGACCGGAGCGGCACCGCGGCTATGGCATGGGCGAGGACGGCGATAAAGCCCGCCCGGATCAGAGGCCCCACTTGCTCCGCTGCGCCATCGCCGCATTGGCGATGATCGTGTGGCCCTGATTGTTCAGGTGGGTGAAGTCGACCGCGCTGCCATCCGATTTCCGCGTGATCAGCGAAGCATGGACCGAGGTGTTCGTCTCGCTGCCGTCGATCGAGATCAGCTTGCGCACGTCGAACGTCAGCCCGCCGGCGGCCTTGTGCGCGTCGACATACTGGCGGATGCGGACCCCGTTCGCGCTGGCGATGTCCTGCCCCGCCCACGGATAGACGAGGATCGGCGTGATCCCGAGCGCGACACATTGCTCGATGATCTGCCCGGTCCGGCGCAGATCGCTCGTCACCGAGGCGGGGTTGCCGATGCTATTGTTCACCGACGACGGCTTGATGAACAGGTGGGTGATCCCCGCCCCGCCATCACCGACCAGGGTGCCCAACGCCTCTTCCTGGAACCGCGTCGCGGTGAACCCGTCACGGTGATAGGCGACGAAGCTCGTGGGGTAGACGCCGGCAAGCAGCCGCGCGAACTTGCGCGCCCACCCATCCATGAACCCCGCCGTTGCATTCGCCGCCGTCGACTGCGCCCAGCCCATATCGAGGCTGTCGCCCATGACGGCGATCGTCGGCACGCGGACGCCACGCAAATAGTAGATGACCTCGATCCCCGGCGCCCAGCGGGCGGCCGCGTCGTCCGTGGTCTTCGTGACGCCAGTCGTTGCCGATGCAAGATCGCCGTTGGTGTACTGGCACCAGTGGTCGGTCTCGACTGCACGCAGGGACGCATTGCCGGTGGCGACGCCCGAAAGTCCCGACGTCGAGATGCCCGGCGTATCCGCGCCCTGGATGCGGACCATCAGCAGCGGCAGCGTGCCACCGTCCGTCCGGTCCAGCGAGCTGAGCGGAATGATGTCGGAATAGGCGCGAGCCTCGATCTCGTTCGGCGAAGCACCCGACGCACCAGTCAGCAGGGTGTTCGCCGCGCCACCGCCCGGGTTGCGCGGATTGCGCGGCTGCGTCGTGCCCCAGGTGACCGGCGTCGGGGTGATGATCGCACCCGACGAGTCCAGCCCGTTGACGCCGTCGTTGAAGCGCGCCGGGGCCATAACCGTCGCCTTGATCGGCTTGTCAGCATCATGGTTGACCGGGCTGACCAGCACGATCTGCACGGCGTCGAAGTGCGCCGGCGCCCGGTAGCACCCAAACACCGTGAACCACCCGCCCATCTTGGCGCTGGCGCCGAGGACGCGCTGGCGGGCGGTGGTGATCGCACCCCGCCCCCAGAACTTGCGCGCGGCGAGTTTGGTGTCGAACACCTTGTCGGTGACCGAACCCCCGCCGCTCAGGCCGAGCGCGCTCAAAGGACCGCATCCTTCGCCGCAAGGCGCATACCGCCCTCGACACCGAAGCTGCGCGTCTCGCCTTCCAGGAGCAGCCAGCCCTTGCCTTCGTCGGCGGTGGGATCGGAGCCGGTACCGAACGCCAGCCAGACGCTGCCGCCGATCGCCGTCACATGGCATTGCAGGCCGCTCAGCGGCGGCATGTTCGCGACCAGCGCGGAAGCCGCCCCGGTGTTGACCGTCGCAGCAGAGACGGGAACGGCATCAGGCAGCGGCAGCGTCGTGCCGGTATCGGCGCGCGTGGTCGTGCGCGACACGACAATATGGACCTTGGCCATGTGCGGCCTCCTTTCAATTCGATGGGCAACCGGCCGGCGCGACGCCGGTCCGGAGGATGGCGTCGGCGCAGCTGCGCTCCTGCCGCACGGCGATCAGCCGACTGTTCAGCCGGCCGACCGCGGCGATCGCCTCGGCGGCACGGTCCAGCAGCTCGCCGAGAAACCCCTTGTCGATCGACACCAGCTCGCCCGATGGCTTCGCTTCCAGCGGTCGCAGCGTCTCGGTTTTCGTCAGTGCTTCAGGGAGTGCCGGCAGCGCTGCCCGATCGGTTCGATCGAGCGATGGCCGCGTTAAGGTCGTCGCGCAGCCGGTCGGCAGGCACGACAGGAGGAGCAGCGCCGGCAACAGCCGGTGGCGTGGCGTCAAGCGCATCGCGAAGATCCTGTATGGTGGTGCGGAGGAGCGTTTCGGACAGCGCGTCGGCGCGCGCTGCTCCATCGGCGATGGCGAACGTGACCGCCGTCGCCTTGCGTTCGTCGGCCCGGGCTTCAGCCAGGTGACCGGCGCGCTGTTCGGCGACCTTGCCGGCCACCTTCGACCCGCCGGCGGCGCTGCCCGAGCGATAGGTCAGCGCGATCGCGGCCCACACGACGCCAGCGATCGTCAGCACGCCGATGGCGATCGCGCCGACCCGCGCGGCCCGGGCGGAAAGCCCGAGCCGCGTCAAAGCGCCGACGATCATAGCGAGCTGTATTCGCTTGCCGCGTCGAAGCTCGGGCACGCCTTGATGTATTCCGACGGCTCGATCCGGCCATTGCCGTTGCGGTCCGGGGAATAGTCCCGGTGGCCCTTGATCGTCGCGTTGGGGTATTTCGCCCGCAGCTCGGTCAGGATGTGCAGCAGCGCGGCCTTCTGCGCCGGCGTCCGCGTGTCCTTCGGCGTCTTGCCATCGGCTGCGACGCCGCCGGCATAGCAGATCCCAATCGTGTATTTGTTGAAGCCCTCGACATGCGCGCCGGCGATCGCCAGCGGCCGACCAACCTCGATCGTGCCGTCGAGGCGGATGAAGAAGTGGTAGCCGATGTCCGACCATTTCTTCGCCAAGTGCCAGCGCCGGACCTCGGCCGCGGTGACCTCGCGACCCTCGGGCGTGGCCGAGCAATGGATGACGATGCCGGCGATCGAGCGATTGATCGTTGCGCGGACCGCCTTCACCCAATCCGGCACGATCGCCGGACCGAGCAGGCCGAGCCGCTGCGTCACCGCCGGCTGCGGCACCGCGCGGGCCAGCACGACCAGGCCGAACAGGACGCCGGTGATCCAGAGCGAAACATTCGCCGGGATCAGCGCGCGCAGCTCGGCCGGCATTGACTGCCACGCCGCCTGCAGGACGGTCGGGTCGATGGCGAACAGCGTCGACAGCGCGGCGCCGATCGCGGCGAGCTGGACGGAGTGGGCGCGCGCGAGGACGCGCCCCCGATCGAGGAGCGTTTGAAACATTCCGATTTCCTTCAGATTGCGCGGTGTCAGCCGCGGATGGTGTCGATCGCCGGCTGCGCCACGGCGATGACGGGGGCGAGCAGCAGCATGATCACGCCCAGGTCGACGATCATCGCCCGTCTCCCCGGTTCGCCGGCACCAGCGCGTCGAGGCGCGCCTCGATGCGGATCGTGCGCTCGCGGATGTCGGTCATCTGTTCGGACCGCCGATCGCGCTCCTCGATCTCGCGCTTTTCCATCGCCTCGATGCGGCGGCCCTGGTCGACCTGCGTCGAAAGATAGCCGCCAAAGGCAAGGTTCGCGCCGATGATGGTCACCAGCAACGCGAGCGCCGGCATCCACGCCAGCCAGCGCGGTGCCGGCGACGAAGTCGCTTCCGTCATGGTCGTCCTTTCAGAATGTCGGGTGCCGGTAGCGCGTCAGAGGAGCGGCGGTGGCCGGTCGACCCGCCAGCGCTGGCTCGCGCGCGAGACTTCCATGTTGCCGTAATAGGCGATCATGGTCGTCGGGTCTTTCTTCCGGTAGATCCCGTACTGCCAGTAGGCGAAGCCGGTGCGGTTATTGAAACCGAAGCTGATGTTCTCGAGGTTGGCGACCAGCTCGCCGTCGATCCACAGCCGCAAGAAGCCGGTGTCCTTGATGCTGGCGCGGAAATTCAGAACGATGTTGGCGTATCGCCCCATCACCAGCGACCCGCTCCACCTAGTCTTGTAATTCGGGTTGGCGATCGGCGAGGCAAGGTTAGGATCGAACATCGTCGCCATCGCGAACGGGATGACCGTGCGACCATTCTCGACCCGGCTTGGATAGCAGACGAAGCTCAGCGGCGGGGACATGTGCACGTCCTCCGGCTCGGGATAGTCGTGCCATTGGCCGACGATCGCGAACTCCGCGGTGATCGGCGTCTCGACCATGAACGAAAAGCCGAGCCAGCCCTCCTCCTCGAACTGGAAAATGCTTTCCTTCTTGCCCGGGACCAGCGGCGCCTCGACGACGATCTCCGACCGCTCGTTGTTGCTGACAAGATTGGAGGCGTCGCCGATATCGCCGGAGCGCACCTCGAACCGCTGAACCCGGCCGCCGAACAGCTCCTTGTACTGGTGGGTATTTGCCCGCTCGAAGGCGTAGGAGCGGCGATAGGTCGACCCGCCGATCAGGTGCAGCTGCTCGCGCCCATAGATGCCGCCCATCCGGAAATTGGGCCGCATCAGAATCATCGGGCGTAGGTCAGATTGAGGCCGTACACGTCGCCGGTGCCGATCGCGACGTCGTCGTCGGGGGCGAGGTTGCGGGTGATCCGAAGCGCGATGCCGGTGACCATCACCATGTCGCAAAGGTCGATCGAGAACTCGCGGTCCTCGGTCGCATGCCCCTTCACCACGAACTGCATCGGTGCCGCGGTCGATTTCGTCGGCACGGCCGAGCCGTCGTTGATACGGATGACCGCCATGGTGCCGGCCTTGCACCAACCCTGCAGCCGGCACAGCCGGGCCGGGCCGGTATAAGCGACCGCGGCGTTGGTCGTCGCGGCGCTGATGGGCAGCAAGTAATTCGCGTTGGTCGTGCGCTCCAGCGTGATCCGGTTCGTCCGGCCGTCGATCCGCGCGGGCATCGAGCCGAGGATGGCGAGACCGGTGTTCGAGAAGACCTGCGGCCCGATGATGGACGTCATGCCCATGCAGACCATTTCCTTGCCGTCTTGGGCAAAGCTGACGCGGGTCACGCGATAACGGTCGGTCTGGAACGTCCCGGTATTGCCGATCGCGATCATCGGCGGCACCTGGCCGGCCGGCAAGCGCATGTCGCGATATTCGCCGGCGAGCGACGGCACGCCGGTAAAGTCGGCGGGGTTCATATACCGGTCGACCGCCACCGAGACCGCCATCAGTGCGCCGTTACCCGGATCAAAGAATGTCCCGACGAACTCGACGCCATCGGCGTCGATCATCTTTCTGGTGACGAAGGGCATGGGGAAACTCCTACAGGCCGAGCCAGAAGGCGGTGCCGGATTGGCGGCGGGTGGCCTTCAGCGGGCTGTCGACGGCGGCGGCGAAAGTGGCCTCAAGCGGGAAGCCGGTGACATCGAGGACCGTCAGCGCCAGCGGCTGCGTGACCGGCAGCGGTTGATCGTAAAGGGCGGAGGGACCGACCTGGCCGTCCGCGAAACTGCATTGCCCGGTCGCGATCCGGCCGCCCTGCGACAGCCCGCCATAGGCTTTGCCGTCGACCGACCAGCCATAACGGTTGCCCGAATATTCGACCCGAGCGCCCGGTATCCGGTGGCCCGCCCACGTCCCTTGCGCGAACGCCAGCGCGCGGCCGCTTTCGTATTGCTGCCCGGCGCCGATCGTCGCCAGCGGCCGCATCGGATACTGGTTCGAGCTGAAGGTCACGTCGCCCTTCGTATCGTTGGTCAGCAACCCGAAGGGATCGAGCGCAAGCCGGTCCGCTTCCTCGAACACGTAGAACTGAAAGGCGGTGTCGACCGGCGCGTTCGTTACGAAAATCCGCGTCGTCGACGTGCCGCCGGCATAGGCGGCGACATATCCCTGCCCGCCGGCAAGCGCGACGGTCGCCGATCGCGCGGCCGGCACGCTCAGGCTCCGCGGTGACGACCCAATCGCGCGGGCGGCGACGCGCGCGGTACCGCTGCGACGCAGGCCCCATGTCATCATGTCACCGTCGAGCTGGAGCCGATCGGCGTCGGTGAAGGTCCGGATCATTGGACACCATAGGCGAAGCGCGCCGGCGGCCTGGTCACCAGCACGCCATTACGCCAGCGCACCGGCTCGATATATTCCCACGTCAGGATGCGGCCCTTGATCGTGACGATCGCGTCGAACGGGTCCAGCCCGGTGTCGAGCCGGATGACGACGGGATCGCCCAGCGTGAATCGCTCGTCGAAAATCGTCCCGACCGACGTCTCGCCGGTATAGTCCTGGCCGATCAGCAGCACGCCGAACCGCTTCGTCAGCCGGGTGCCGGCGCCGATCAACGGCACCCCCTGCGCGTCCCAAGTCTCCAGCATCAGCGGCCGAGCCGGACCCGCGTCCTGCCATTCGCATCACTGAGCGAGAGGACACCACCGACGATCCGCAGGCCATTCTCCTCCGAAGCGATCTTGCCGCGATAGGTCAGATCGTCGCCCTCAAGTACCGCGCCGGCCGCATTGTCACCCTCCACCGTCACGACGGCGCGGCCGTCGACGGTCCCGGTCCGCTTCAGCCGGGCGCCGCCCGCCGCCGCGACGACGGTCGCGACATCGGCCGGGACCGTGGCCGCGATCGCCGCCAGGCGCGCGAGGCAGGGTCGGTACCGCGTGACGCCGCTCGCATCGCGCAGCGGGTAATAGCCAAGCGGTCCCGCCCTGCCGCCGGCGGCGTCGAAGCTGTCCGGGTCGTCGATCCGGCCGGACAGGATCAGGCTCCACCCGCGCTGCTCTTGCTCCATGCCCTCGAAAAGCTGGGCGTTGCGCGCCAGCAGCTCGGCGATCGTCGGGGTTGCCATTACTGCAGCACCTCCTCGTTCGTACCGCCGCCACCGCCACCGGTGCCGCCGCCACCCGTTCCGCCACCACTCGAACCGCCGCCGGTCGTTTGCCGCGCACTGGCGACCGCGGCGCCGCGCAGCTCGGTGACCTCCAGCGTCGATCCCGATCGGACATAGGTCGGCCCCTCGGTCTCCGAGCTGGTCAGGGCGAACGCGATGTTGTGCTGCCCGGCCGGGATGCCGGTCAGGAAGGCGCAGGGAGTGATTGGCGCCTGGCCGCGGGAGTTGGAATTGTCGAACGGCATCCGGACGGTCGCCCGTTGGACGCTCTGCCCATTGAGGAGGATGTCGCCGTCGAACTGCAGATCGTCTGCGTGATAGCATTGCGCGAACATCTGCACCTTGAGCGTGCTGTCGGCATCGAGCTTCACGAAGTCGAAACTGACGACCGTCTGCTGCACCGATTGGTAGCAGGCGACGTCGTAGGGCACGCTCGCCCAATTGCTGGGCGATACCGACGCCTTCTTCAGCGCCGGGCTGTCGATCGACCCTGCCTTGATCGTGTCGACCTCGACATTGTGCATCAGCACCCGACCGTCGGCGTCGGCGAAGAAGTACCGCAGCCCGGTGGTCGGATCGACGAGGCTGAACGATTTCACGTCGAACGCCACGCTCTGGTCGCTGCCCTTGAACCGGACGCCGCTGATCTTGTTGTCGGCCGTCAGGATCAGCTGCGCTACCGCCTCGTCGCCGCCCAGCGTTCGCAGGATCAGCTTGATGTCGGACGTCTGCCCGTTGACCGTCGTGCGCAGGCTACGGATGGATTCGGCGACCGGCTTCGACGTGGGATCGTTGGCGTCGATCGTCAGCCGATCAAAGGCGGTGATGGCGCCGGCGATCGTGCCGGCCGGCCCGGTCATCTTCGCCTCGAGCGCGCTCACCGACTGCGCGATCGCGCCGGTCTTCGACGTCAGCACCTCGTCATAGGTCGTGATACGCGACGACACGATCGAGCCGACGTCCGCCTCGGTGATGCTGCTGAGCGACGACAGGCGTTGCGCCAGCGACTGCCCTGGGGCGACCATGAAGGTCGCGCCGTTCAGAATGAACGCGCCACCGTCGGCACTCTTCTGGCCGATCAGCGATACCGTCTCGCTGATCCGTCGATCGCCCTCGATCCGCTCCAGATTGACCTGTTTCAGCACCGCGCCGACCTGTTCGCCGTCGATGTGCATCAGGTCTTCGTACCGCTCCCGGCGTTCCTCAGCGAGCAGCTGCGCATCGAGGATGGACCGGTCGGCCGCCTGCTGCGCCTCGTGGATTGGCTCGATCTTGCCAAGGTCCGCCAGCACGTCGGCCACCGACCGCCCGCCGACTGCGTTCGTGTCCTTCGACGTATTGTTGCCGGTGACGTCCGCGTTGTCCTCCGGCTTCTTGCCGCTCCGATCGGCGATCTGCTCCCACTCGGCCGTGAGGCCGGCATCTGCGATCGCCTGGATCAGCGGGTTCTTGCTGGCGTCATAGACGATCGGGTCGGCGGCGATCACCGCCGGCGCATCGTCCTTGTCCCAGGCATAGATCGCCGGGTGCTCGAAGCTCAGCGTCATGTTGCAGACGCCGTCCTGGCCCAGCTCCTGCGCCTCGACGCGGAACGCCACCCGGACGAAGCCGAGCGCCGCGAAGGTGAAGGGCAGCACCGACCCGACCGGATATTTCCACGCGCGAATGTCGAAGGGGGCGGTGAACTTCCGGTTGAACAACGCGCGCTGGAGGATCTGTTTCACGATCCGCTGCGCCTGGCTCGGGCTTTCGACCGCGCCCAGGTCGACCGTTCGAACACGGTCCACCCCGTCCGGGCTGGCGATGCGGACTTCGGGATAGTCGAGCAGCTGGTACAGCGAGCCGGTGGTCGCATCGACATACTGGCCGCGAATGACATTCGGGATGCCGTCGAAGCCCGGGTCAGGATCCCAGGTGAAGCCGCCGATCACGTCGTCATCGAGCAGGCCCTCGTCGGTGGCGATCGCGGCCAGGTCATTGTGCGCGATATCGAGCGACAGCCTGCCCTGCGTATCGCGGAAGCGCCCGCAGCAGCCCGCGCAGAGCATGTCGAGGGTCTGCTTGGTATCGTCACCCTCCGACACCACCGCCGCGCCGTGGTAGCGCGGCTCCTGGCCGCCAGCGCTGCGGTTGACCAGCTCGTCCGCGATATTGGCGGACGTGATCCACGACTGCAGGCGGAGGCGCCGGGGCGGAACGCCCGATCCGGTCGCCAGCAGCATCACGCCGGTTATCGGGTTTCGGATCCGCCAGCCCAGCACGACGCGCAGGATCTGCAGCGGGAGATTGTCGCCGATGACCACGCCGTCGTCGGCCGTGAAGCGCCACGTCGACTGGTCATCGGCGCGCATCGGTCCGCTGCCGCCCGGGACGGTCGAATCGCGCCGCGGATCGTACAGCTTGGCACCGCGGCCGATGACGGTGATCCGGCTCGGCAGGCCCGACGCGAACGGGCTTTCCGCCTTCTTCGAATTGCCGGTGACCTTGAAGCGCCACCGGGCATAGGCGCAGCCGACCAGGCGGGCGCTCGCCGCGTTCCACTTCCCCGCGCCGAAGGTGAAGGCGTTCGCCGTCGTGCCTTCGAGAATGAGATTGGGGACGCTGAAATAGCCCGCATACTTTCCGACCGGGCCGGTCGTCGCGGACCAGGCCAGCTCGGTATCGAACCAGATCTCGTCGACGGCCTCGATCACACAGCTCGCGTGCTCAACGATCCAGTCGCAATATTCCTGATCCTTGCCCGACCACTCCTCGTACCGCACATCGACCGGTAGCGCGGTCGAGCCGAGCGGCGTCTTGCGGAAGGTGCGCGGGTTGACGTTGGCGAATAGCCGGTCGGTCTGGGCAGACGTAACCGACGGCTTCTTGGTCAGCAGCGCCGATCCGACCGACAGCGCGGCGGCGCCGAGCGCCAGCGCGCCAGCGGACACATAGGCACCGCCCACCACGAAGGTTGTCGCCAGCGACAGCCCGAGGCCGGCGGCCGCACCGCCGGTGACGACGGCCAGCGCCGCCACCCCGACGACGATCGCGGCGGTCTTGAGCGCCTTCGCCATTAGAAGCCGTACCGCACGCGCCAGGCGCGCGGCTCGATCCAGCGGGCGCGTTCCATGCGGATCAGCCCCTCCCGGTCGCCCTCGCTACCGACGGCAAAGGCGAAGTCACCCCAGGCGATGCCCAGCAGGCCCCCGATCATCACGATGTCGCCGCGCTGGGCGAGCGACGCTGGGATGGCCTCGAACTTGGCGTCGAGCGTCGACGCGAGATCGCCGGCGCCGAAGCGCCGCAGCGCCCGCGCCGATCCGATCGCCGTCGAATAGCGGCCGCGAAACTCCGGCATCGGGTCGACGCCGGTCATCGCTTCCACCGCGCCGGCGGCGAAGGTGCAGCAGTCGTGCCGCCCCCATTCGAAAGGACGCGCGCGAAGGGGTTCGAGATACGCGGCAAGCCGCGCATCCCAATCGGGAAAGCGTTGCATGAAACGTCCTCGCTATTTGCGGCGGTTCGCCTGGTTGGCGATGGCGATCGACAGCTCGGCCGACCGATCCTGCGGGTCGAAGATCTGCTGGTCGAGGTAGGTCCGGCCGGACGCCTGGCCGAAGAACGACAGGTACGATTCGACCTCGAGATTGATCGTCTGCGACTGGCGATCGCCGGTGATGCGCGGCACCGCCATGTAGCCGGTGTAATAGGTCCAGATTGAACCGATCCGACCGAAGTCCTGCGGATCGAGCATCGCGCGCCACAGGCGACAGTCGCGCCCCAACCACCGCGCGCGATCGCCGATATCGGTCATCAGCTCGTCGTCGACGCCGGCGAGGCCGGAGAGCCGCAGCGTCAGAGTGTCGGTCCCGCCCTCCGCCGCCTTCACCGTGCCGACCTGGACGAAGCGCGGGTCGATCGCCTGGAACGTGTAGCCGTCGAGATCCTCGTCGCCGCTACCGACGATCGTCATCGAATAGGGCGCGTTGGTGACCCGCATCGGCTCGCCCAAAATGTCGAGCCAGCATAGCGTGACGGGCTTGCGGACATCCGCCGCCAGCGCCGCCTGTGCCGCGCTATCGGGACGATCGAGCATCAGAATGCTTCCTCGCAATCGAAGGCGACGTCGTATTTCTGGCCGATGTCGACCGCCCATCCGTTCTTCGGGTCCGACATCGACATGACCGCATACGGACGCCGCACCTCGATCTGCGCGCCATCGGCCGGAATCAAACGGAGGTACGGCTTGAAGGTCAGCAGCGCGCGGCCGTCGCCATCGGCGATCACCGGCGCCTGCAGACAGACGAGCTGCTCGCCGACGGTCACAAACTGCCCCCTCCGCAGTTTCTGCCCGGCCGCGCCCCACCCACTGGTCGTCAGCGTATGGCCGCCCTGCCCGCCGCCGGCGACGCGCACGTCGACGCCGGTGATCTGGTCGCGCTCAACCGCGACGACGCGGAATCGGTTGGCGATGCCGTCGCAGTCGAACACGAACGCCCGCCACGCCTCGATCTGGCGCTCGCCCCGCATCTCGGGAAGCGTGACCTTGGCGTACATGCGCGGCGCGGCGGTCAGCAGGGTGACCCGCCGGCGGCCGGTGAATTCTCCGCGGTTCGCCTGCCCGGGCTGGTCGATCGACCAATCGATCTTCGCCGGGACCGGCGCGTCGGGAAAAGGGATCAGCATCAGCCAAGCCCCCCGGGCAGCGCCGGGCGCCGGAACTGGCGCATCGTGCGCGACGTCGCACCGGCCATGATCGGCTCGGCCACCGCCCCGACGGTGCGGACCGTGGTTTCCTGCACGCTCGCCAACAGCATATCGGACGCATCCACGCGAACGCGGGTGTCGACCTGCAGGCGGTCCTGCACGGCGGATCGCATCCGCGCGTAATTCGGGCGCGGTTCGCGCAGCGTCGGCATCGATGGCGCGATCAGCCCGCCGCCGGCGAACTTCCGCATCCGGCCGCTGTTCATTGCGACCAGCTCGGGGAGCCATTCGGCCGTCGATGCCGCGTTCATGATGAACTCTTTGTTGGACACGCGGATCGCGCCCCTGCCGTTCGACAGCATGGCCAGGATGCTGTCCGACCGGCCGGTACCCGGGCCACGGATCAGGCCGCCGGGCGACCCGCCGTCAGCAAAGCCCGGCAAGCCCGAGAGCGCACCGCCGTCTGCGAACCCAAAAATGCTCCCGCCGATCGTCGACACGATCGCCTTCTGGATCGCAAGGCGCGCCAGATCGGCGATCACCCCGCCGATGACCTCGCCGGCGACGCCGCCGATGCCGAGCAGGTCGGTCACCGCCTGCGCGGCCGCGCTGGCGCCGGCGTCCTCCAGTCGGCCGAAGCCGTCGACCGCGATCGACTGCAGGGCATTGGTCGTGTCCGACGTCGCCGCCTTCAGCCGGTCGCGATACGCCTCAATCGGGCTGCTTGCCTGCTGCGCAAAACGGGTGTCCTCGGCCGCTTCGATCTCGGGCAGGCGCCCGAGCTGGTCCCGGGCGCGCTGCACCGCCAGCGGATCTTGCGACGTGTCGCGGATGCGTTCCAGCATCTGCCGGCGCAGCTGCTGCTCCAGATCGAGGATCTCGCGGCCGATCCGTCGGCGCTCGCGTTCGGTCGTTGCCGTGTCCTGCTGGATGCGCAGCACGTCGAGCCGGGACGCGCCCTCTTCCGCCGCGGTGTCGTACCGCGCCTCGATCAGGCGCGTCGCCTTGTCGATCTCGATGTTCTGCAACCGCTGCTTGCGGGTGCCCTCGACGACGGCCGACTGCATCAGCGCCTGCTTGGCCGAGATGCTGCCCGCCTTCAGCCGATTGCCAATCTCCCGCTGTTCGGCGACTGCCTCGGCCTCGATCTCCTCGCGCGCCAGCGCCTCGCGGTCCGCGCTGGTCGCGGTCCGGGCGGTGGCATCAAGGAGCTTGCGCCGCGCCTGCAGATAGTCCCGCGTGAACGCGGTGTCGTCGCGCAGCTCGCGGCGCTCCGCTGCTTCCTCTCGCCGCGCCGTCGTCTCGCCGGCGCGCGTAGCGCGCAGGTCGACCGCCGTCTCGTCGGTCGCAAAGCGGCCGGTACGGGGATCCACATACTTGCCCCGGACCTTCACCCGGTAATCCAGATGTGGGCCGGTGCTGATCCCGGTATTGCCGACAGCGCCGATCCGATCGCCCTGCTGCACGCGTTGGCCGCGCTGGACCAGGACCGACGACAGGTGACCATATTCGGTGATCGTGCCACCACCATGATCGACGATGATCGCGTTGCCGAGGCCACCCAAGCGACCGGCGTGTATGACCACGCCACCGGCAGCTGACTTCACCGCGGTCCCGATCGGTGCCGCGATGTCGATGCCCTTGTGAAAAGTCGATGCCCCAGGCTTGGGTGCAGTGCGCGGGCCGAACCCAGATGATACCCGACCACCATCCACCGGCGATACGAACCGCGTCAGCGTACCAGCACGGCCCGCCTCACGTTCCGCATCGAGCTCTGCCTTGCGTTCCCGCTGCTGCCGACGCTGCTCGGCCTCCAGCTCGACATCACGCTGTTTCTCAAGCGCTTTGACCTGTCGGTTAAGCTCGGTGCTGACCGTCTTTTCGGCAACCGCACGACGCCGCACGGCCTCAATCTGGCGGTCATATTTCTCCCGGATCAGCTCCTCCGCCTGACGCGCTGCGCGTTCGACGACACGACGCGACAGTGCCTCCTGGATCTGCCGATCCGCTTCGGCGATCTGATCATCGGTGCTTTTGAGCGCCCCCTTCAGCGCGTCGAGCTGCGCCTGACGACGCGGAAGGTCGAGCGCGGCAAGCTCCGCCCCCTGCCCCGGTCCGCTCGCGCGTGAACGCTGAACTTCAAGATACGCTTTCGCATTCTCGACCAGCGCTGCGGTCTGGGCACGGATGACCTTCAGCTTCAGGTTTTCATTGAGCGCGTTCTCGAGCGCCTGGCGGGCCGCTGTCTTGCCGGCATCCGCGAGCTGATCGAGCGCCTTCTTGTTCTCGACAAGAGCGGTGGTGACGCCGTCCAGCGTCCTGCCGTAGATCCGCTTGGCCTGCTCGTTGAGCGCGGTTTCCTTGGCGTCCTTCTTCAGCTTGTCGATCGCATCGCCGAGCTTGTCGTCGAATACGTCCAGATCTTTGGTCAGCGCGCCGAGGACGAGAATGCCGGCGCTGATTGCGAGGCCCCACGGACCTTGCATCGTCTGGGCGAACTTGCCGACTTTTCCGTCGAGCAGCGTCATCTGCCCGGTGGCCTGCATGCCCTGCACCGCGAGCACATTGAAAACGTTCGCGCCCATGGAGAGCTGCGTGAAGGTGTCCTGTGCCTGGTAGCTGATCCCCTGCATCGCCGCCTGCGTGCGACCGAGCTGCTTGGCGTGTTTCACTTCCTGCGAGACGTTGCCGGCTACAGCGACGGCGTGCTGCTGCAGCCGATCGCGGGCGACCTGCACCGCCTGCCCATACTCCCGCTGGCCGAAGACGCCGGCGGCGAGCAGCCGGTCGGCCTTCTCCATCTCCTGATCGAAGCGGACCTGCGCGGCGTACATCGGGTCGATCGCGGACCGCACCTCGATCGCCTCGCGCGCGAGGAGCTGCTGCGCGCTGGCAAGGCGGGTCGCAGCCTCGGCAGCGTCGCGATCGATCTGCGCCGCCTGGGCGATGCGCTGGTGACTGGTGACGAACACCTCGACCGCCTGCGCCGACTGCATCAGCTCGATCTGGACGCGCTCCAGCGCGCCGGCTTCCTGCGCCAGCGCGGCCGACGTGCGCTCCGCCTCGATGCGCTGCGCGTCCGCCGCCTGGATCGCGAGGCGGGTGGCCTGCGACGTGTCGCCGGCCGCCAGCGCCGCGCGCTGCATCGCCTCGGTGATGAGCTGATAAGCCTGCGCCTGGCGTCCGACCTCGGCCGACTGGCGGCGCAGCTCCTCGATGCCGACATCGATCTTGCCGTCGATCGTCGGCCCCTTGATCGCCTGGCCGGCGATCGTGCGGACCTGCGCGAAGCTCGCCTCGAACGACCGTTCGGCACGCTTGGCGCTGTCGTCGGCAAGGCGGGCGAACTCGCCGAAGCGGCTCCCCATCTTGGCGATCGAGCCGTCGACGCTGTCGGCCATTCGTGCCGCGCGCTTTTCCAGCTGCTCCATCGGGCGTTCGCCCGCCGCCAGCTCGCGACGCAGCAGCTCGACCGAAGCGTCGACCTGCAACATCAGGCGCTCGATTGCGTCCGCCATCAGCGCCTCCTGTCACCTAGTCGTCAGGCGGGCGGTTGAACCGCTCATACCCTTCGATCGCCGCCCAGAACTCGCAGGGCGTCGCATTCCAAAATTCATGCGGCCGCCACCCGAGCGCGGCGGCCGCCAGTCCCATCAGCCGGCGGCGGGGGCTTCCTCGCTCGTCGTCGTCGCCGCCGGCTTCGGATTTCCCTCGCTGTCGTACCCGCCGGTCACGGCCAGGGTCAGCATCGCGGCGATCCGCTTCTGCACCGCCAGCAGGCCGCCATCGGAATCGAGGATCAGGCGCGCGATGCGCTTGGCATTGAAACCGGAGGTTTCGGGACGACCGTTCGCCCGGCCCCATGCCTTGATGCATTCCGTTACGACCTGCGCCAGCTCGCCCAGCTTCAGCCGGCTCGCGATCGTGTCGCCGGCGACGTCGACCAGGCCGCGCCCCAGGATCGTCTCGATCAGCTCGATTGCGTCATAGCTCGGCCGCAGCCCATAGCTTTCCCCCTGCAGCACGAGCATCAGCTCGCCCCGGTCAGTCACCGCCACATCGGCGGTATCGGTGGCATCGGTCACGATGCGGTCTCCTCAGGCTTGGGACGATCGGGCGGCACGATGTTCGACAGCAGGTCGGCATAGGCGCCGCGGATCGCGCCGATCGCCGCCGGGTCGGCCGCGATCAGGCGGGCGACTGCGGTCATGCGGTCCGGCGTATCCGGATCGACCGGTTCGACGGCTTCCGCGACCGGTTCGAGGATCGGCATCAGCGCCAGCGCTGCCCGATCCGGTCCGGCGCTGAGCAGCTCGTCCAGCTCGTCGATGCCGCAGCCGGTCGTGGTGACCAGCTGCGCATCGATGTCGGCCGGAAGCTCGGCGGCGAGTGCCAGCGATGCGCTGGCGATGATGATGACGCGCGCCATGCGATCAGCTCAGCAGATCGACGGTCGGCTGCGCCGCCGGCTGCAGGGTGACGCCGGCCTTGACCGTCTCGCCCTGATTGAAGTCGGTGTTGTCGAGCGCGGTGTACATCGAGCACTCGAACACGACGTCCCCGGTCGCGAACGGCTTCTTGCGGATCTGGTAGATTTCCGCTGCGTTCGATTTGTCGAGCGTCTCCATCCGCGTGTAGCCCTGCGCGTCGGGCAGATCGGGCACGATGTCCTGCTTGATCGACAGGCTGCGCAGGCCCGGCGTCTGGGTGTCGACGCCTTCCTGGTCCTTCGTCGCCGAGGAGTTGAACCCCTTGCCACGGTTGACGGTGAGGTTGCCCTGCCCGGCGGGCTGGACGAAGGTGCCGGCGGTCGCCGTCTGCAGGAACAGTCGATAGTCGCTACCGAGCTTTTTCATGGTGGGTCTCCCAACGAGAAAAGGGCCGCGCTGGAGTGGCGCGGCCCCGGAAAGGGGTGGTGATGACGGACGCGCTCAGGGGGCGAGCGCGAGCGCCGTGAAACTGGTGATGCCGCTGTAGCTGGCGCCGTCCTCGTTCAAGACCGCGTCATCGTCCTCGAAGGCGAACGAGACCGACCAACCCTCCAGCTCGAACGACTGCCCGTCGAGCGCGTCCTCGATCTGGTCCATCAGCGTGAGCAGCGGCGCTCGCTCCTCGGCGATCGCCAGCGAGACGATCTGCAGCCCGACCCGACGATCGCCGCTGCTGTCCTTGCCGGGCAAGCGAGCACTCTTCAGGTCGCCGATGATGACCAGGTCGCCGGCGGCGTCCGATGGCGCATCCTGGTAGACGGTCGCGCCGCGAATGACGGCGGCCAGCTCGCGGAACGCGACCTGCTCGACCATGGCCTTCGCCTTACTCATCGCCGCCACCGACCTTTCGAAGCGAGCGGGTCAGGATCCCGCGAAGGTTGCTGCGCAGCTCGGTGCGCAATTCAGGATAGCGCCCGGTGACGAAGCGCTTCCCGGCCATGGCCGGCACCTTCATGGTGTAGGTGGAGACGATGTCCTCGGTCAGTTTCCGGCCATTCGGACCGGTCCGCAGAATATTGGCGGTCATGCCGCCGCCGATCGAGGCCGACACGCGGCGCCGGCGCTGGACGGTCACGACCTGCGCCTTGCGGCCGAGATCCTGAATGCGACCGTAGAACAGTCGGGCGCGCCCGGCCGGCGTGCCGAGCAGGCCGATCTGCAGCCGAAGCGACGTCGGCAGCACCTTGAACGACAGGCCGTCGCCCAACCGGCCGCGACCGAACGGCGTGCGCGCCAGCACCGCCTGCAGCATCCGGCGCCCGGTCGTATGCAGCTCGACGATGATCTCGCCGCGCGTCACGTCGGGCATGCGTCGCAGCAGCCGGCGGAAGCGCGCAATGCCCTTGATCGGGCGACGCCGCGCCATCAGCCCCGGCCCCCGCTCTCGCACGTCATGACCAGACCGTCGCCGGTCTCGTTCGGGGCGACAGACTTGATCTGCATATCGATCGTCCCCCACACGATGCGGCGCTGGATCGTCATGCCCGGTCGATTACGGATCGTGACCCGCCACAGCTGCTTGGCCGCGGTGACGAGATGCTCGGTAGCGACGGTACCGCGCAGCGAAATCACCTCGGCGGGCACGCGATCGGCGACGATCCGGCGTTTGGGCAGGCCGGCGGGTACCGCCCTGCCCCCGTTGCCGTTGTCGACCGCGTTCGGTTCCTCGATCCGCACCCGTTGGCGCAGGCGTCCGGCGGCGATCGGCATCAGTCGACCGGCCAGGCGGTGATGGGCTGCAAGAGCCACGACACGGACAGGGGCAATTCCACCGGCGCCGAGCCGGCCTCGGTCGACGACCCTTCCCGGTTGGCGAACCAATGCCCGACCAGCAGCAGGATCGCCTGCTTGGCGACGGCAACGTCATCGCCGGTCAGCGTCGGTGCATTGCCGACGATCGTCCGGTTGGTCCGCGTCTCCACGGACCGCCGGGCCGCGAGGATCAGGCCGGACAGCCATGCATCCTCGCTGGTATCGCCGGCATCGAGGCGCACCTGCTCGCGTGCCTCCGCGAGCGATACCGGCTCGGCCATCGATCAGTCCCGCTGCGCGAGGGCGAAAGCGACGGCGTCCGGGTTCGGATCAACCTGCCCGTTGCGGAACAGCTCGCCGATCACGCTGCGCGGCGCGGTGATGATGGCGTTCACCTCATAGCCGTCGAACGCGATCAGCACGCGCGCATCGACATCCTGGTCGGTTTCCGGTTCCGGCGTCGGGTCGTCGCTGGCGGGCGGGGTGTCGCCGGCCGGGGCGCCGGTGTCGGTGCCCTCCGACTGGAAAACCTGACCGGATTCGGTCGTACCGGTTTCCGGCGACGCCGTTTCGACCGAAACCGTGAGCGCAGCGCCGGTTTCCTCGGTGGCGCCCTCGGCCGGCGACGACGTTGCGGTGGCATCGCTGGCGTCCGTCGACGCGGGCGAGCTGGCCGTTACCGGCCGGCGACGGGTGGTGGTGGCAGTGGTCAAGAATATCCCCTCGAATGGGGACGGGCGGGCAACGCCCGCCCGTCTGCGGTTACGATGCCGAGTGCTGGAACGCCTTCACCGGCGCGCCGGCGCTGACCATCCGGCCGTCGTGACGCGACCATGCGAGGAAGCCGATCTGACCCTTCGTGATGAACGCGCTGTCGTCGAAGCGGAACAGCGTGACGTTCATGATGTCGCGGATCAGATACTGCTTCATGTCGCCGAACAGGATCGACTTCGCATTCGCCGCCATCGTCGGCATGTGCTGGTTGATCTGGTACTGGTAGCCCAGCAGCGTGTCCGGCTCCTTGGTGGTGTAGCCCGGCAGCCAGATCGGGCGGCCATCACCGTCCTTCAGCTTCTTCAGCTGGCGCAGGGTCGTGTCGTGGAACATGAACCGCACGCCCGGCATCGCGCGGTACGCCGGGTCGATCGAATGCTCCAGGTCGATCAGGTCGTCGAGCAGCACGCTGGTCGCCTGACCCGTCACGCCGGCCTTGCCGACCGACGAAGCGGTCACGATGCCCTGCGGCTGCGCAACGCCGGACCCGGTGGTCATCAAGCGGTTGGTGATGCGAGCGATACGGGTCGCCAGCGCGCGGCGGGTGAACGCCTCGATGTCGATGCCCGGTCCCTGGTCCTGCAGCAGCTCGAACGGGATGGCGACGGTCTTCGACGAGAACTTGTACCCGCCGATGTTGGTGGTGCCGAACTGGAAGTCCTGCCCGGTCGCGGCGACATTCTCCGCAACCAGCTCACCTTCGACCTGCGTCTCGTCGACCGTCGGCCACGGAATCGGGTTGCCGCCCGCGGTGCGGATGACCTCGGCGACCGCGCGGACACCGCCGAACGCCTGCAGGGCCTCCAGCAGCTGCCCGCCCCAACCGGTCGGGACGAGGAAACCGCCCTGCGAACCGTTCGACTGCTGGCCCGACTGCGCGTTCTGCGGCGAACCGGCGCGCAGCAGCTCGGCATCCTCGCGGGTCAGCGCCGAAACGCCGTGCAGGATGAAATTGCGGAACGCGGCCGAATAGCGGTCCTGCCGCTCGCGCTGTTCCGGCGACATCTCCGAACGGATGCGCTCGCCGGTCTCGCGGTCGCTGTCGTTCGATGCTGCGTCGCCATCGATCCGCGCCTGGCGCTCCGCGCGCTCGATCTGGGCGTCGATCCGGTCGATCTTCTCATACAGCGCGTCGATCTGCGCCTCGACCTCTTTGGTGAAGTCGTCACCGGTCTTGGTATCGAGCAGGTTGCGGGCGTCCTTCGCGTGCGCTGCGCGCTCGTCGCGGAGGGCCTTGATGTTCACGGCCATGGTCGTCTCCAATAAAAAACCCCGCCGGTGAGGGCGGGGTCAGGAAGGCGTCGGAGATGCCGGCGCCCGGGGGGATGGTGGGGATCAGGCCGCCTGGCTGGCCCGATCGTACAGCGCGAGGCGGGCCAGCGCGCGCCGGCGCGGCGTGTCGTCGATCTCGACCGTGGGTTCCGGCTCGGTCAGCGCCTTCGGCGGATTGGCGAACGCGGAGAAATCGTAGATCCGCGCCGATGCCTTGGCCGTCTTGTCGCCCTTGGCGGTCACCTCGATCTTGCTGTCGGCGAAACCGGCGGCGACAGCCTCCTCGGCGTCGAACCAGGTCTCGGCCTTCATCAGCGCGCGGACCTCGGCGTCCGGCTTGCCCGATTTGTCGACATAGCCCTTCACCAGCTGGTCATCGATCTTCGACAGCAGCGCGGCGGTCGCGGTCAGGTCGTCGGCATTGCCCATGGCGAAGGTCCACGCCTGGTGGATCATGTAGAAGCCGCCATCCGCGATCTCGACCGTGTCGCACGCCAGCGTCAGCGCCGTCGCGGCCGATGCCGCCAGTCCGTCGATCTTGGCGGTGAAGGTGGCCGGATGCTCGGCGATCGCCGTCATCATTGCGCGCGCCTCGAACACGTCGCCGCCCGGCGAGTTGATCCGCAGCACGACCTTGCCGGTCTTTGCCGCCGCCAGCTCGCGGGTGAAATCGGCGGCCGACACGCCCCAGAAGCTGTCGATCACGTCGTAGACGTAGATCGTCGTCGTATCGTCGTCCGACACCTCCGAACGGATGCCGGCACCGCGCTTGTCGTTGTCCCGCGCGAGCGCGAACAGCTTACGATTCATTGTCGGGTTCCTCTTCGGATGGTTCCGGTTTCGCCGGCGGTCCGCCGTTCGCTCCGGCCACCGCCGGCACCGGGAAATAGACGCGATCGCCATCGGGGATGGGCGGCAGGTTCTTCTTCCGCCGCACCTCGTTCTGGCTCATCCAGCCCGGCAGCTGGTTGCCGCCCAGCGCCCGCGAGAACAGCTCGCCCTGCGCCTTGCTGTCCCCGACCTCCAGCTGATCGGGGTCGAAGTCGACGAACAGGTTCGACGGCCGCGCACCGATCACCGGGAACAGCTTGCGGGTGATCTCCTTCGCGAACCGGCGCATGTGTGGCATGACGGTGTACAGCTTGAAGCCGATGGTCATCTGCTCGATGCCGGTGCCCCACGTCGTCGCCGCGCTGGTTTCGCCGATCATGTGCGGCGGCGTGCCGAAGATCCGCGCGACGTCGACTACGGAATATTGCAGCAGCTCCAGCAGCTGCGCATCCTTCGCGGAGATCGCGACCCGCTTCCACTCGCCGCCATTCTCGATCAGCAGCGGATTGTGCGCGTTGCCGACCCCCTGCGCCTTCTTGCGCAGATACTCCTTGAACGCGGCCCGCTGTTCCTTCGAGATCGAGATGCCCTCGGGGAACTGGAAATAGTCGTTCGTCATCAGCCCGCGTTCGAACTGACCGGCCGTATAATCGCGGGTGGCGAGGTTGATCCCGATCGACTGCGCATGGTGCGAGATCGCCGACAGCGCCTTCAGCCCGTGCACGTCGCGGCCCGGGCCGCGCAGATGCAGGACATAGCTGCTGTGGTGGTCCTCGATGCTGCCGTCGTCGTTGGTGAAGCGATACCAGGTCGACCGGTCACCCGATCGGAAGGGCATGACGCGCGTCGGGGCGTAGCGGTCGATCGACGTGATCGTGCCATTCCTGGCCTGCCGGATCAGACCATAGCCCTGCCCGTCCAGCAGCATCGCCATAGCCTGCAGCTCGATATGCTCCGGACCGGACATATCCTCGTTCGGCTCGATCTGCAGGAAGCGGTTGTAGGGATGGTCCTCGACCGCCCGCCGCATGCCGTTCGGCAGGCGCTCGTACACGCCGAGCGGCGCCGACATCATCGTGCCGCTGATCAGCGTGACGCACCGCCACACCGCGGTGGACCGCATCGCCGTCGCCGGCGTCACCGTCATGCCGGCCGCCTGCTGATAGCCGGCGAACCATTCGAACACATCGGCATTGCCGACGATCACGTCCGCGCTGGACGTCGTCTGACTGGCCGATGCCTGCGGCGCCGATCGGCGCGCCTCGGCTTCGGCCGCACGTGCGGACAGGGTGTAGGAACTAGCGCTCAAGCGTCATCCTCCCCGTCGTCGTCATCGTCGAGATCGACGAAGAATTTGCCTTCATAGGTGCGGCCCTTCATCTCGACATTGTCGGCCGCGCCAGCGCCCATGGCGGCGGTGACGATGCCGTCGATCCGCCCGCGCGAGCGCTTCTTGTCGAAGCACCGGTTGCCCTGACCGTCCGAATCCAGCGCGGCATTCGATGCGCAGCTGTAGGTGACGGGGTTGTCGTCGATCACGATCGTCCCCTTCAGGATGCGGTCCTCGAACCGCTGGATCGACCGCGGCATCGTGTATTGGCGATCCTCGAACCGGACGAGCTTGCCCTGGGCATGGCTGACCATCTTCAGCCCGCGCCCGGCCGGCTTGTCCTCGCTGACGAACCGCCACGCCGGAAACCCGATGTCGTCGCAGGCCGTCTCGAAATCCGCCATCTTGGCGGGGTCGAACACCAGCTCGACGACATTGTGCTGCGCGCACAGCTCCTTCACCTTCTGCGCGACGAAGGTGTAATCGATCGTCGCGCCGCCTACGGCGTTCAGGAAGCCCTTCTCGACCCACTCGCCATAAGGCGCGTTATCGTCCTTGGCGCGGTCCTCCAGGCCATCCTTGGCGGTCCAGTACCAGGTCTTCTGCCACAGGACGCCGGCGCCATCGCGCCACGTCGCGGTCAGCGCGGTAAGGTCGTTCTTCTTCGACAGGTCGAGGCTGAGCCAGCACAGGCATTCGCGCAGCGCCTCGACGATCTCGTCGTCGATGACGTCGATCACCGATGCCCATTTGTCCTCGGCGATCCAGAAATCGGCCGCGCCGGTCGGGATGCCGAAGTAGAGGCGCTTCACCGACGCCGCGGTCGACAGGCGCGTCCGCGCGGTCGCGACCTCCTCGCGGATGTTCTGCACCGGATAGGTGATGCCCAGCGCCGGCAGCGATTTGCGCCAACAATCCTCGTTGTCGAACACCGTCTCGCGATCGCGCTTGTCGACGCGGGCGACGAACGCGAAGGCGGTGTCGTCCTTCACCTTCCCCATGGCGATCGCCTGGGCGGTGTCGGAATAGCTGGTGCCGACATGCTGCGACTGCGCCGGGGTGTTCGTCCCCAGCACCATCATCGCGCTGCCGGCGACCTTCGTGATCGCGCGCCGCCAGGTCTCGATCTGGGCGTCGCTGTCGAACTCGTGGATCTCGTCCGCCAGCACCATGCGCGGACGCGGACCGGACTGCTGCTCGCCGCCTGCCAGCGGCAGGAAGAACGCGCCGCTGTCCGGGTGTTCGATCTTGTGGGCGTTGTCGCCCTCGCCTCGCACGACGACGTCACCGCGATTTTCGAGCGTCTCGTCCTCGTCGTAACCGGGGATCTGCGCCCGGCACATCGCGACCGCGTCCTTGAACAGCACGTTCGCGGTCTGCTTGTTCGCCGCGATCGAATAGACCTGCGCCCGTGGGAAGTTGCACCACCCCATCGCGTACAGGCCCAGCCCGGCCATCAGCGGCGACTTGGCCTGCCCCTTCCCCGTCTCGATCCACGCCGAGCGGAAGCGCCACCGCCCATCGGCGTTGACCCAGCCCATCAGCGACCCGGCGCAGAACACATGGTAGGGCAGCAGCGTGAACGGCTTGCCCGCCGCCGGGCCGTCCGTGATCGTGAAGAGCGACGGGAAGAAGTCGAGCACCCGCTGCGCCAGCTCGGGCCGCCAGAAATAGCCTCGCCGCTCCGCATCGCGAATGTCGCGGAGGTGACGCTCGCATGCGTGCCGCACCAGGTCGCCGACGATGAAATCGCCGCGAACCGCTGCCTGCGCCCATTCGGTCGTCGGGTCGCTCGGACCCGCCTTACGTCCTCGTGCCAAGGAAAGCGTCGGCGCCTGCGCTCCGAACCCGCTTCTTCACGACCTTGGCGACCTTCCCGCGCCGGCCGGGTGACAGCCCTAGCTGGTTTTCGAGACGCTCGGCGGTCGACTCCGCCTCCCGCATCGCCTTGTAGTGGATCGACAGCCGAGCGATCGCCTTGGGGTTGTCCGCTGCCGGCATCGTCACCAGCCCGTCGCCGGCGACCTGCTTCGAACAGCGGTCATAGACTAGGTACGCCATCACCAGACGCTGAAGCGCGTGGCCGTTCGACGGCGACAGGATCTCGCGGTCCTTCATCTCGGCCGCGATCCTCTTCCAGTGACCGGACGCAATCTTGCGCTCGTTCGCGTCGGGCAAAAGGTCCGCCCACTTGGGTTCGCTGACCTCACCGACCGGGGGTTTCGCCATCATCCACCCCCGATCTTTTTACTTGGAAAATGCTCGCACAGCGCACGGAGCTGACCGCCGGTGTCCGGCAGGGGGGGTAGGTCGACTTTCGACCCCCCCGGGGGGGTCGGCAGGCGGCGCTGGCGCTCGGTGACCGGCGCGGCACCCGCCCAAGGATGGTCACGGTTGGTCGGCCGCCCTTCCCCATCGACGCCGCGAGGCGCGCGGGGAGCGGCATGGCCGAACTGCTCGGCCGTGACCTCAAGGTGGCATGGTTCGCAGAGGTTGCGGGTGTTGCTGTCCTCGTCGCTGCCGCCCTGCGCCAGCGGCAGGATGTGATCGACCCGGGTTGCCTCGGTCGTCCTGCCTCGCTCCCCGCATCGCTCGCAAAGGCCGTTAGTGCGTCGCAGGCGGCGCAACCGCTGGCGCTGCCCAGCTCGGCCGCGAAGCCGCTCGACCCGCACCGGTCAGGCCGAAGCCAGATCCAGCGTGACGGCGTGCCACGGGCCGTCGACCCGGTCGCGGCGATAGAACCGGATGTATTCTCGCGAGCCGATGACCCGCATGGAGTTGCGGATAGCGTCCATCGCCCGCACCCACCTCGGATCGGTGATGTTGACCTGCATCAACCGGAACAGCTCGGCTCGGTTGATCTGCCCTTCCTTCTCGACGCTGAAGGCCCGGTTGACGATCGCCCGCAGCTCCGCACCGCTGCCGCTCGCCCATTCGGTCAGGCATTCGTCGATCAGGGACTTGGCGACCTGCAGCTCGGGGCCGAACTCGATCAGGTCGGCAACCTGCACCTGCACCTTGAACATGCCGTCGAACGACGTCAGCGTGACGTTGCCCTTCCGCCCACCCAGCTTGGTGCCGTGGTGCTGCGCCAGCAGGTCCATGAAGGCCCGCACCTGCCCGAAGGTATCGGCCTTGAACGCCGCGATCGCCGCCGACTGCGCCTGTGCCTTGCCAAGCATACTGCGGACCACCTCGTCCATCAGCAGGTCGACCGGCTTGATGGTCGTCATCGGTACGAGGCTGCCGCGCGCGTCGCGCAGATGGGCTTCACCGGCGACGTCGACGACGCCGGGATGAACCTTGCCGGTCATGCCGGCATCGTCGGGGCAACGGCCAGCGACGCCAGCACCTCGGCCGGGACGGCGCGCAGGAGCTGGCGCCAGACGCTGGCCGGGGCGGCGATCATGGCGTCGTCGGGATGGGCCTCGACGGCCTGCTCGATCGGGGTGAGGTTCGGGGTGGTCACCATGCTGCCTTCGTGCCGTCGCGGCTCACGAAGAGCGGCGGATTGGTGGGGGTGGCCGTGCGGCCACGGAAGATCCTCACGACGTCGCCGGCGATCGCCTGCGCGTCGGCCTCCAGCTCGTCGTATTGAGCAGGGGTCAGCCGCCCCAAGCGCGCCCGATACGTCAGCTTGTCGAACCGGTCCGTGATGCGTTCGAGCTGATCCGCGATCGTTGGGCGCGCTTGGTCGGCGCGGTGCTGGCAGGTTCGGTCGTGAGCCATTGGATCAGCCTCCCCGATGCAACGACGCCCGCCGGTCCAAGGGGGGAGGACCAACGGGCGTCGGGCGCAGCTATCGCGGGGTCAGATTTGCCGCTTACGTGACCGTTTTTGGACCTGCACAGGCGTACACTGTACGCTTGTCCAGTCCTCAGCCCCGCCGCCAGCGATCCAGCGCGGTCACCAGCACGCCGCGCGCCCGGCGGTTCGACATGCGCCACCGCCGCGCCGCCGTCGTCAGCGCCATGTCGTCGACGATGATGGCCAGCAGCATCTGTCCGTTCGCGCCGACGGCCGCCCGCCATGCGCTGTATGCGCGATCGCGAATGACGGCCGCGATCGGCTCGGCCGACGCCGCCAGCGGACCGCCGCCCGTCCCCCGCACCTCGTAATTCGCGATGCGAACGCTGACGTCGGCGACGGTCGCTGCGAACGCTTCCGCGATCTGCTGCGCGGCCGCGAGCTGGTGAGCGTCGATCGCACCGCTTTCGACAAGGCGTGCCAGCGATCCCACGCGGCGCGCGGCGGCCGCAGCGTGCGCGTGTGTCTGCGGCGTGCCCTGCGACTTGTGGGAATAGTCCTCGCGCAGTTGCACCTGCTCCTCGATGCCCGGCGCGAGCCGGACGATCGGGGCAACCTTGCCCTTGCGTACCCGATTGCGCGATGGCTTCGGCCGGGGCCGCCCGAGGACGAGATGCACGACCCGCTGGCGCTCGCGCTCGATGGGGCAGACGATCGCGATCGTCGGTTCAGGCTGCTGGCTGGTTAGGGTCATCCCGGCGACGATGCTCGATCACGGCCACGATCGGTAGCTGGACAGGGGTAGAGGGGCCGACACGCATGATGTCCTCGTCAATGACAAACCCCTCGCGTCGAAGGTGTTCGATCGCGAGGCGCCGTTCGAGGCCGGGGATCGTCAACGCGCGCTGCGCGCCCGGCACCTGCTGGACGACGCCGGCATGGCGAAGCGCCGCGATCAGCTGCCCGGCGCGCGACTTCGCGACGCCGAGGTGACGTGCGATCTCGCCAAGCGACGGGCTTCGCCCCGTCCGCGTGAGCTGAACGGCGACATAGGCGAACGCCTGCATTGGCCTGTTCAGCCCTTCGATCGGCGGCGCGTCTCCGGTCAGGACAAGATGGTCGACGATCGCCGCGAACATCTGTGCTTTCCGCGTCATGCCCGCCACCGGCTTCGTCGTCGGCATCGTGATAACCCCCGCGAATATATAGGGGGTTTCCATCCGAACTGCACGTTTCGTCGCGCGCTGCTCACAGCTGACCGTCGGTCCGGAGCGGTGCCGCCCGCGTCCCGGTGTTACTCGCCCGGTGGATCGCCGACATAAGCTCGATCGTCGGTTCCATGCCGAAGGTGTAGAGGATGCCGTGCCAGTTAGCGGTCAGGTCGTTCTTGCGACAGATACCTCCGATGTAATCGCTGGCTGCCGGCCGGCGCGTCTCGGTGGCGGCTTTCCAGAACGCATCATAGCTTTCGCGCTCGCCGCCCGAAAGCGCGTGCATCAGCCCGAGGATCGCGCGCAGCTCCAGCGTTGCAGGGTACGGGTTCGCCTCTGCCGACCGAGCTAGGTCGTACAGTGACGCCAATCCAATGATGACCGGTAGAGTCGCCCTCATAAGGAACAGAGAGCGAACGAAATCCTACATTGCAATGCTTCGTTGCGAAGCTGGCCGCATTGGCTTTGGCATCACGTCCAGTCGCAGGCCGAGCGTGTCCAGCACGCGCACCAATGTATCGAGCGTGGGGTTGCCCTTATCGCTCAGCGCGCGATGCAGCGTTTGCCGGTTCAGCCCGGCATCTTCCGCGACCGCTGCGATCCCGCGCGCGCGCGCGATGGTCCCGATCGCTGCAGCGATGTAACCCGCGTGACCGGACGCGATCGCGTCGCGGATCAGCTCGAGCTGGTCCGCCTCATCGGTGAGATATTTCGCCGCATCAAACGGCTTCGTTTCGATCGCCATGTTACTGCCCTCCATGGACTGGCGTGATGTTACAAAGGCCGCCGTCATATTTCGGCGACCATCTCCTTCGCTCGCGCGATGTCCCGGCGCTGCGACGACTTGTCGCCCCCGGTCAGCAGCACGATCACCGTCAGGCCCCGCACGACGAAATAGACGCGGTAGCCCGCGCCAACGTCGACCTTCAGCTCGCTAACGCCGTCACCCACCGACTTGGCATTCCCGAACAACCCGCCCTGCATCTTGACGATGTTCCGGGCGATCGCCGCCGCTGCCCGCAGGTCGCGGAGGCCGTCGAGCCATGCGTCGAACGATTCGGTGGAGGTGACTTCGTACTGCATGAGTCGCTTTTAAGCGACAACGACGCTGGCGTCAAATAAAAGCGACGGAAAATTTTGCATATCTTGGGATGCCAAGCGACCGGTGATTCCGGCTCACCCCAACTAGATACGGACGTCCAGCCCTTGCAGTAGGGCTTCGAGATAGCTGATCCTGCCCAAGCGCAAGGCACGGTGGGAGTCTTCGGTATTGGGGTACAGGCGCATATACAGGGCAAGACCATGAAACGTCTGGTTTGCCTCTAACGCTTCCCGCGAAGCCTTCAGCGCGGCTTCCCACTCCGGCTCCCAACCGCCAAACTCGCGAACTTTGTCAGATACAGCCTGCTCCAACTGTGCGATCTTACGTTCTAGCCGCACAATTTCTCCCGTAGAGTGGCCATGCTCGTCGAGCTTGTTCGGGAAGTGGTCGTCAGCGGCGTCGGTGATCGGCTTTTCCAACGCGAGAAGACAGCGCTTTACGAAACGACACCATTCCGCAGCAGTATCCGGGTGTAACGGGTCGCGCTGGGACCATGGACCGATAACCGGCGGCCCAACCTCATGAACGAGGGTATTCCGGTAGTCGAAAATCGTATCGAGCAATTCGATGCCGTTTTCCGGATTGCCGTATCCGTCCGGCAGCCCTGTCTCCAATGAGGCAACGATCGCTTCTGGATTCGCGACGATACCCAAGGAGGCATACAGCCGACGAAACACGTCGAGGTACTTCTGCCTAGAAGACACATTCCGCATGCCAGCAACTAACTGCGGCGCGCTGACATCGTTCGCGATCATCTGCGACATCAGGTTTGTGTTAGCCAGCGGTTTCAGGTCGTCCGCGTCAAGCGCTGTGGGGGAGTACGAGAAGAGGTCAGCAAGCCGCGAACGGGCGTGCCACTCCAAACAGGTGACGATGCTAACCGCGTAATAGCTGACGATCTCAAAAGAATTGGCCGGTCCCCAGCCCGCGTCTTCATCCGCGTCGCGGGCAAGCGCGGCGGCGATCGCAATCCCCACGCGCTCGACGTCGGAGATCAAGGTGTCCATCCGATAAAGCGCAGTACCGACATTAAAATAGTGCCGTCCGGGTCCGACGACGTAGCTTTGTGAGAACACGATCCCGTGGTGGACTTGTCGGCTCATTCGTTCCCCCTTCTCATGGCGGAGAAACCCTCCGCCGCCGGGCTTCAACCGTGGCGGATTTGCGTGCTTTCAGAGCGCGGGTCAGCAGACGATACCCGCTCGATACCCGCACCTATCACTCCCAACGCGGCACCCTTACTGCCATCCCCACGCGCACCATGTGCGCGGACAGGTCGACGCCATTGACCCGAACCCGGGCCAGCGTGCGGCCATAGCGATCGCGGCCGCGCCGCTCGATCGTCGCTGGCCCGCGCGCGATCGCCGCCGCCAGCGCCGCCCGGGACGCGACCGGGTCGCCCTCGACGCACTGGCGACCGCGCCGGCAATGGCCAGGCAGCTCGGGGGCATCTATGCCGAGGAGACGGATGCGCTCCCGCCCACAGCGCAGCGTATCACCGTCTATGGCGATCAGCGTGCAGGCCATAACAAGGGCGATCACGGCGCAGCCACGTGCATCAACGCGGTGCCCCGTCGATCTCGGTCATCGCGTCAGTTGCCTGCGCTTCCAAATTGTCGGCCATAGCCTCGAGATTATCAGCCGTCATTTCCGCCGCTGCGACATTCGGCAGCGCGCTTGTTGGCTTCGACGTCATATTCGCAACGAAGACCGCCAAGCCGACGAGCGCAATTACCACGAAGGCGCCGATCGTCATCACCCGCTCGGATTTTTTCCCTTGCTCCGCCCATTCCTGCCGGGCGGCCTCTTGGGCCGCGAGGACCTCTGGATCTATAGGCAGCGGCGCTTCCGCGTCGGGCTGCAGCTGGCTTTCCAGGATGGGCGCCTCGGTTCGCACACTAAACCGCCGCACCACTGATTCCTCCAGCTGTGCGAGACTGCCCATGATGGTACCGCCCAGGAATAGCGCGCAGCCGCCCATGAATAACAGTAGTTGCAGCTGTGCCTTGGGAAGATTGTGCATTTGCTCCGTTCGGGTGAGCGAAGGCAGATCAACGCTGTAGGGCACCTCCTGCGCGACAGTACTCCCCATCAGCAAAGCGCCAACGGCAAGCAATAAGCCTGCGATGGCCATCCCGATCCCGTACCCCTTCATACCTATTCCCCCCCATTAATTTGATGCGGTGAATTCAAGCCCAGTTTCGGACCGGCTGCCATGATCTGGGCAATCTGAAGCAGAGCTGTCCTGCCGGTGTCGTCGAGCGAGCGGATAAGCTCGATCCAGCCAAACTCTTCCGCACTAATAGGTGGTGGTTCCGGCGCATCCAGCTCAGGATCGTCGACCTCACCGCTAAGATAGGCCGGGGTAGTCCCAAGCTCCCGCGCAACGCGATGGAGATGAGCGGATCCCTTCTTGCTGGAGTGGATCAGCTTGAAAATCGTCGGCTGGGCAACGCCGACCCGACGCGCAAGCTCAGCCTGGCTAAGGCCGGCAGCCTGCATCCGCTCGCGCACTCGTTCGCCGACGATCATGCGCAACCATTTATACCCATGGGTATTGACCGCACGAAACTTTTGGGTCATCCATAGGTAATACCCAAAGGTATTGGAGGCAGAATCACGGTGCGCGGAAAGGGAATGCAAGCGGTCACGCCGCAAGACGCCCTTCGGCGCGCCGTAGAAATCGCGGGATCCCAGGCGGCACTCGCCCGCATTTTGGGGATTTCGCAGCCGTCGGTGTGGAAATGGTTGGATAAGGGCAAAGCCCTGCCTGCCGAACACGTGCATACGGTCGTCGCAGCGACCGGCATTCCGAAAGAGGAACTGCGACCCGATCTGTTTGGGGACGTCGCCGTGACCGCGCTCGCCGGTATCGTCCCCGGTGCGCCCGCATGACCCTCCACGCCCTTCCCCCTTTCGGCCGCTGCTATCGCGTCCGAAACCCGCGCCCGGCCGTCAGGTGTCTTACCGGCCGGGTGCGGGCCACCCAGCGCAGCTCCCTAAGCGCCTGCGGTGCCGATCGTCTGTCGCGATCGGCACCGCCTTTCCCGACGGGTGTCGCATGAAGGCGCGCGACCCTTTCTCGATCGAGCAGACGCTGTGCGACGTGATCGATGCGATCTCGATGGATCGCGCCGCCGCCGTCACCGGACGCACGCCGGGCTATCTGCGCATCATGTCCGACGCGGACCAACGCGGCGATCTGACCTGCCGGGACGCCATCCTGCTCGACGCGGAACACGAGGCGCTGCTGGGCGGTCGTCCGCTCACCGACATGATGCGCCTGCAGATCGACGCTGTGCGTCCCGAACAAGCTGCCAGCGCGGCGGCCGCGTTTGAGGCGACGCTCGACATCATTCGCGAGAGTGGCGAGGCGCACGTCGCGCTGATCGCCGCCTCGGCTCCCGGTGCCACGCTGGCAACCCGCCGCCGGGCAATCCGGGAAGTCCTCCAGTCGATGAGCGCCAAGCGTCGGCTGCTCCCCATCCTTCGGAACCTTACGCGCCGCCAACCCCAAGCCCCCTGACGTCGGCCACCGACGCTTCCCGACCATCCGACCACCGCCCGTTCGCGTCCACCCCGGTTCGCGGAACGGATTTTTGCTGCCCGGAGACTTCCCGTGATCATGACGCCTGGCGCGTACCTGAAGTGTCGAAGGACCGCCCACGGCCTCGCGATCGAGGACGTCGTCGGCGCGCTTGCGACAGATCCGAAGATCGCGTGGCAGGACCGCGCGGACTGGATCAAGCGGATCGAGGCGGACGTCGTTCCGGTGAGCTGGTCGACGATCGTTGCCCTCCACCAGCTCTACCCGTTCAGCATGGACGTTCTGGAGCAGCTGGCGCTGATCGCGCTCGGCGCTGACGTTCCTGCGCCGCGGCTATGCCGCATCTGTGGGTTGGGCGGCACGGCGCCGCTTCGTCCATTGTGGATCCCGCCATGGGGCTGGGCGCAGCGCGACCTGTGCATTCCATGCCGGATCGATTTCTGATGCGTCTGCTCACCCCCTTCAACCGGTTGCTGCTGCACGGTGCGCAATTTCTCACCGGCGCGGCCGTCGTCTTCGCCCTGTTGGGCAGGGCGCGTCCCTCCATCCTCGCTGCCGCCCTCGCCGGCGCGCTGGCGCTGACCATCCTCCGCAACCTTATCCGAAATGGAGACCGCTGATGCCCCGCGTTCGTCCGATTTCCTCGACCTTCGACGACGTCCACAAGCGTCCGACCTTCCACCTGTTCGGCTGCAACTGCCCCGTCTGCGCGCCGCCCTCGCCCTCCGACCGTGCCTTCCATGTCCGCGCCGCGATCGAGACTGTCGCCTATCTCGCGGCCGGCGGCATCAGCGCGTGGATCGTTGACCGTTTGGTCGACGGTCCCGGCATCCAGATCATGTGGGGCGGCTGAGCATGACCGCCGATCCGAACCCCTTTATCGGCCCGGACCCTGCGCGCCTCGATGCGATCGCTGCCCGCGCGGCTGAAGCTATCCGCCAAGGATGCGCCGACCTCGCGCGCGAGTTGATGGTCGACGCTACCCTTCATCCGGCGATTATCACCGCAGCGTTCGCCAAGGCCTACACGGTAAACCTGCTGTCGACCGTCCGGTCCGCCGGTGGTGACACCGACCAGCTGCTCGCCAGCATCTTCCTCTACATGCGCGCCGAGCTGGCGAAGACGGCCGGGGCGTAACGCGTCATGAGCCGCCACGAACTTGGCCTATCGAGGGGCCGCCGCATTGTGATCGGTTGGGATCCCCCGCTGCAGACGTTCTTCCTGCAGGTTCACAACGCACGTGGCGTTCAGGTGTGGCTCGGCTGCATGTTCGGGGAAATCTCGACGGTTGCCGAGCTGCTGGACTGCGCGGCTCCGCATATCGTCGGCACAGTATGGGCGAAGACCAATTGGCAACTTCGCGAGCAGCTCGTTTCCGATCAGCGGGGCAATGTCGCATGAGCGCCAGTGCCTCCCGATCCGACCCCGCCCGCGCGCGGAAGCTCGCCGAGCAGTGCTTTAACGTCGCCCGATCGACAGCCTTTGAAGGTGAGCGCGCGGCGGCGATCGCGCGCGGCGAAGCGATCGCCAAGCGCGCCGGCCTGTCCTTGGACGCGTTCGACATCCCCGGCCGCGCAAAGGCGAAGCCCGAAGCCCCAAAGGCCGGGGGCAGCGCCAGCTTCCACAGCGGCGGCACGTTCGGCTTCGGATCGCGGTTCGACGACCTGAACCTCGACATCGACGATATGCTTCGTCGGGCGAAGGCGACCCAAGCCGAATGGAACCGCGACCCTCAGCACCGGGCATACCGGGAGCGTGCTTTCGATGACCTCGACGCTGCCATGGATCGGGCCGCGCGCAAAGCGGGCGCTCGTCCGGACGAAACCGTTTATGACGCGCGGCGGCGCGCCTTTGATGAAGCCACGACCAGTCCGAACGGCGAGACCCTCCGACGCTTCGATCTGAAGAATCGCTGGCCATCAATCGACGCGGTCATCAATGCGCTCCGCGCCCGCCGGGTACGGGTTCATCCCGCGCAGGTCCGCGTGTCGTCGCTGACCGGGGGCGCACCGCCCAAGCTCTGGATCATCACCGAACCCGAATATTGCGTGTTCGACCAATGGTCGCTGCGCGAGCTGGCCGACGTGGTGGTTGGCTGATGCGCGATACCGTCCGCTCGCGCGAGATCAGCGCCGGCTGCTTCGTGTGCCATGGCGACAAGGCGCACTGGACGACGCCGAATGCGCAGGCCCTTGCTGCTCAGCACCATGATCGCACGAAGCATCGGACGTGGTGCGAAATGCGACTGTCGGTCCGCTACGGCGCCGACGCCGGCGACGATCGCCAGATCGACATCGAGGACGCGATCGCGTCCGCCAGCTCGGGGGGCAGGCCGGATGCCGCCCCCTTCACCGATCCCGACGCGCCTGCGGATGCCCTCGCCGGCGTGAGCGCACCCGAAGGCCGCTCGGTCGAGACGCGACTGCTCATGCAGCGTGGCGCTCGCGGTCACAAGCCGGAGATCCACGCATCATGACTGCCGTGACGAAAACCGCTGCCGCACCCCGACCCAAGCTGACCCTTGCCGGGCTGAAGCCTACCGCGCCTGCGGTCATCCCCTGCCTTCCTGGCATCTTTCCGCTCAAACAGCTGGTGCGCGCACCGGAGAATGTCCGCCGGATCCGCGTCGACGAGGATGTCGTCGGTCTCGCCGATGATATGTCCGACCATGGCCAGCTCCAGTCGCTGATCGGATACGTTGGCGATCCGCAACACGACGGGCGGGTCTTCATCGCTGGCGGCGGCCGTCGCCTGCAGGCGCTGCAGCTGCTGCTGGCGCGCGGTACGATCAAGGTCGACCATCCGGTCGCGGTCCTGATCCGCGATCGCGAGGAAGCGATCGAGCTGTCGCTTGCCGAGAACATCCAGCAGCGCACCATGTCGCCTGTCGACGAGGTGTTCGGCTTCAAGGCGCTGGTCGACACGGGCAACCACAGCGCGGCCGATCTGGCGAAGCGGTTCGGCTTCAGCGAGCGCCTCGTGAAGCAGCGGTTGCGACTGGCCGACCTCGCGCCCGAGATCCTCGACGCGCTCGCCGACCGCACCATCACCATCGACGCTGCCATGGCCTATGCCGGCACGCAGGACCGCACGGTCCAGAGCGAAATCTTCAAGGTCGAAGCGAAGCGTTCGTGGAACGCCCATAGCGTCCAGGCCATCCGACAGACGATCGACGCCAAGGGCATCCGCACCACCCACCCAGTCTTCCGGTTCGTCGGTGCCAAGATCTACGAAGGCCATGGCGGCGGCTACGAGGACGACCTGTTCCGGGGCGATCCAGACGGCGCGAAGGCACTGAGCAACCCGGCGCTGCTGATGGCGATCGCGGCCGAGCTGGTCGACGAACGCATGACCGCCCGCCTGCCCGAGCTGCAGACGCAAGCATCGCTGTCGCCCTCGCTCATGGGCCATATCGCGGTGCCCGGTCTGCAACTGGCCAGCTGGGGATATGCCGGGCAGATTCCGACGCCGGCCGGCACCGTGATCGTCGAGCAGCACGATCCCGCCCCGATGTGGCGCACGATCCGCAACAACAACATCCCGGTCCGAATCATCGTCGGCATCACCGACGCCGGCGAGCTGATCGAATGGCCGAGCATGGTTGCGGTCGACAAGGGGCAGCGTGACGCGATCGCCGCGCCGCCGGCACCGTCGACCAGCTATGTCCCGCCGACGCCTCAGCAGCTTGCCGAGGTGGCGCGGACGCGCGGCATCGTCCGGTGGTCTCGCCGGCTCGCCGTCAATTCGCTTGGCGGATCGCCGCTGTTCGCCGGGACAGCTTTGGAAGGCCGAGCATATTGGCCGGTTGGCGATGGAGAACCGCAGCGCAAGGACGGCATCGACGGCGTGCTGGTGCCGGTCGACATCTTCGTCAGCGATGCGGAGATTGCCGCCCAGCGCAAAGCGGCCGAGCCGCGCTACGCACAGGAGCTTGCCGAGCTGGAGCAGCGGCAAGCCGCGCGCCAGGTCGTCGACACGCGAAAGGATCAGCGTGTGCAGGAGCTGTCGGACATGCAGCCCGAGCCAGCGATCATCGTCCTCGATGGCGCGGCATGGCAGCGCGAGGACGACGGCAGTTATTCGGCGGTCGCCGACGATACCGAACCCTTCCGCGATTGGGACCAGCTGCTCGACCTCGCGGCGAGTGACGGCGTCGAGATCGGCGACACCTTCACCACACGAGAGGAATGGCAGGCCGCGATCGCGGCGGCTGAAGGGACGGATGCATGATCATCACGGAGCCAACGGTCACGGCCAATGCCATTATGCTGGCCGGGTTCATGAGTGCGAAGCTGCGCGACGGTAAGCACCCCGGGCCGTACCATGTGATCGACGTCGACGCGGTCGCCGCAGCGGTGACCATTGAGCACGAGCAGAACGGTAACACCTACCGCGTCTTGGTCGTTCAGATTGGCGGTGTCGAATGAACGCGCGGCCCGCCATGGCGGCAGACTTGGGCAGGCATTTGATTGCGGAGATCACCCGCCTGATCGACCGGCACGCCCGGCTCGCCCAGGGCGGTGGCGCATCAGCAGAGGAATGGTCCGCCGCGATGATGATCGCGGTCGACCGCGTAATCCTTCACGGGCTGGCGTCTTTCATCGTGCAAGTGCCTGCCGAGGGTCGCGGCGAGCTGCTCGATGCCGCCATGCTCAAGGTTGCTGGTGCGATGTTTCAGGGCCGCGAAACCGTGCTGCTGGTGGCAAAGACCACTGACCGGGTTGTCGGGCGATGACACAATTCGCCGCGGCCCTCCTTCCCATGCTTTCCCCACCGGAGAAACGATCATGACGGAGTACAGTATTGTCACGCTCGATCGCCGCCTAAGCCGCGCGGTCGAGAGCGGCAAAGGCTTGATGCTTGAAGCCCGCGACGTCGATCTCCTCGCCAGCATCGGCCTGTTCGACAAAGTACACAGCGCCAAAGCAGAATTTATTCAGGAACAGACACGATGCCGGATCGCGCGCCGCCAATCTATCGACGGGGGAAATACTGGCTCGACTGGGACAGGAAAGCCGACGGAACTCTCCGTAGTCCCTACCTCGCAATCTTCTGGTACGACGTCGACTCAAAGCGTGTCCGCAGCGCGTCAACGCGCACGGAGGCCGAGGAAGAGGGCATAACGGCGCTCGATCGCCGGTATCTTTCCGACGCGTCGGAAAGCCCGGCGTTCTGCCACGCCTGCGGTCAGCCGATCGCCAAGGCCGAGCAGTATCTGCTGACCGACGCGATCGCCGATTATCGTCTGGAATGGGGGGACGCGCGCGCCTCGGCCGAAGCGATTGAGGCACGGCTGAAGCACCTGGTCGACTTCCTCGAGTCGCAAGATGCGGCCGGCGGGAAATTCGGCACCGCGACGACGTGCGCGGTTGCCTGCACGTCGTCGTTCGCCGCAGCGTTCCGCGACTGGTCGCGGGCGCAGCCCGTCCAGTGGCGCAATGGCGAAGGGGAAGTGACGGTTTCCCGGCCGCGATCGCCGGCATCGACGGAGGCAGTGATCGCACAGACCGCCGCCGTGCTCAACCACGCGGCGAACGCTGACCCGCCCCGGTCGGACAAGCGGCCGACCTATCGGCCGCTGCCGGCGAAGCAGGTCCAGCGCAAGCGGCGCAGCCGAATCGGCGTGGCCGAGCTGGCGCGCATGGTCGCCTATGCCGCCGCCGACGAACAGCGTGCTTCGCTGCACGCCTTCATCGTCGCATCGATCTGCACGATCGCGCGGCCGGGAGCGGTCGTCGACATCTGCGTTGCCCCCGAACGCCACCAGTGGACACCGGGCAGCGAGACGATCGACCTTAATCCGGTCGGTCGGGTGCAGAACAAGAAGGTCCGGCCTCTGCTGCCCGTTCTGCCACTGCTTGCTGAATGGCTGAACGCGGAATGGGCAACGTACAGCAAGCTCCCGATCAAGGAGCGCGCCGGCCGGGGCTTCCTGGTGAACTACTACGGTCGACCGATTCGCAACGTCGCCCGGGCGTGGGACACCATGCTCGCGGAGCTGGAGATGCCGACCGGCCGCGAGTGGCAGTCGTACATCCTGCGCCATAGCCTAGCGACGATCGTGCGGAAGCGCGGCGCGGCCGCGTGGGATCTGCAAGGGTACATGGGCCACCTGCTGCCCAGCCAGACAGAAATCTATGCCGAGGGCGATTTCGCCTCGGTGCAGATCGCTCTTCAGAGCGTGATCGACGAGATCGAGCAGCTTGCTCCGGGTGCCCTGCACCGGACCAACACCGGAGCAGCTGCTGCCCCCTTCCGGGAAGGGAGATCAATAATGTCAGGATAA